GACACTCCGTCGCATTCAGCCTCAACTAGTCGCCCAATGGGTCGAAGCCTTTGATCGCATTTTGAAGAAGTGGACTTGAAATGGCTGAATTCCGCACGCTGAAACTTTCCATCCTTGCCGATGTCGATAACCTCAAAAAGCAACTCGGTCAGGGCGAGAAGGAAGTTCAGACTTTCGGCAATAAGATCGCTGAGTTCGGCAAGAAGGCAGCCCTAGCGTTTGCCGCCGCCGCAGCCGCCGCAGGAGCCTACGCAGTCAAGCTCGCCGTCGATGGAGTCAAAGCCGCAATCGAGGATGAGAAGGCGCAGGAGTCACTACGCCGAACCCTAGTCAACGTAACAGGCGCGACGGAAGCCCAGGTCGCAGCCACCGAGGACTTCATCGAGAAAACCGCACTCGCTACCGGCGTCGCCGATGATCAACTTCGACCAAGCCTGGATCGACTCGTTAGGGCGACCGGCAATCTGGAACAGGCTCAAAAACTTCAAGCTCTCGCGCTCGATGTATCGGCTGGTTCAGGTCGTAGCCTGCAAGCGGTCACAGAAGCCCTTTCAAAAGCCCAGGAAGGCAATCTAGGCGGTCTAACGCGTCTTGGTGTGGGTTTATCTAAGGCTGAGATCGCAACCCTCTCATTCGACCAGATAACCCAGAAATTAGGGCAGACGTTCGAAGGTCAGGCAGCCGCCGCCGCTAACACTTTCCAGGGTCGTCTCGATCGTCTCAAAGTCGGTTTCGACGAAGCAAAGGAGTCGGTCGGATTCGCTTTATTGCCGATCCTCGAAAGACTCATCAACTTCGTCAACGCTAACGTCGTGCCGGTCATCAATAGATTTACCGAGTCATTCGGTGCGCCTGGTGGTCTTGCCGATAACATTCAAAAAACGGTCGACATCGTGCTTAGGGTTTTGCGTCCGGCATTCGAAGGCGCGGTCAGCCTATTCAACCGCGTCCGAAACGCGATTAGCGACAACCGAGAATCCTTCAGCGCATTCGCAGACCTGATCCAGACTTACATCGCACCGACCATCGGAAAGGTCTTAGGTGGTGCGCTGAAAGGCTTAGGCGTCATCGCTGAGGGAGTCATCAAGGTTATCGCGACCGTCGCGAAAGTCATCACCGCAACCGTCGAAGCTGCCATCATCGGCATCAACGCCCTCATCAAGGCTTACAACGCGGTTCCGCTACTTCCAAACATTCCAACCATCGCAGCACCGTCAGGTGGTTCGGTAGCACCTTCGGCGCCATCCATTCGCGCTATCGAGCGTGGGGTTCCAACCGCGAGCGCGCCGGCAGCTTCCGCAGTCGCGCCGGTAACGAATAACATCACCGTCAACGGAGCCATCGATTCAGAATCAACCGCTCGCCAGATCGCCCGAGTCCTTACCGAGTCCGCATCGCGTGGCACAGGTGGCGGCGGTGGCTTCTTAGGCGGTGTCCTCGTAACGTGACCGCCTGGACTCCCGACTATCGCATCAAGGCTAACGGCGACACAATCACCGGCATCACGCTGGTCGGTTTCTCAATCACGTCTGGTCGAACCGACGTCAACGCTCAGGCTCAGGCTGGTTATGCAGCGATTCGCGTCCTCAATCTCACCAATCAGGTCTATTCCTGGGGCATCAATACCTCAATCAATATCGAAGTCAAAGATACGTCTAACACTTACGTTCCAATCTTCGGCGGTCGAATCTCAGACATAGCGGTGGGAGTCGAGCGCACCGGATCAGCTGCAACCGTCACCGTATTAGACATTTATGCTCTCGGGGCTTTGGCAAAGCTCCAGAATGCGGTCTGGGAAGGATCGCTGAGCAAAGCATTCGACGGCATTCAGATTCGAACCATTCTCGAAAGCCTTTTGACGAATTCATGGAATGAGGTTGCAACCTCTGAAACCTGGAACTCTTACGATCCGACCGTTACCTGGGAGGACGCCGAAAACGTAGGCATAGGCGAAATCGACGAAGGTGAATACGAAATGATCAGCCGAGCGGCTGCGCCGGTCAATATGTATTCATACGTTTCAGATATTGCCAATTCCGGCATCGGTTATCTTTATGAGGACGCAAACGGCTTGATTTCCTACGGAGACGCAGATCACCGCCAGGATTATCTAGTAGCCAACGGTTACGTCAACCTCGACGCCAATCATGCGCTCGCCGAAGGTATCCGCTCGACCACGCGCCAGGGCGACATCGTGAACGACTTGGTCATCAACTATAAAAACAATTTCGGCACGTCCTACACCTACACCGACCAGACTTCCATAGACACTTTTGGTCTTTATGCCAGGACGATCAATTCGCTCATCGATGACGATCCCGACGCGCAGGCGGTGGCTGAACGGTTCGTGACCTTCCGCTCTACGCCTAAGTCTAAGTTCGACTCAATTACCTATGCCCTGCAAAACCCAGAGCTCAGCGATGCGAACCGAGACAGCCTTCTGAACGTATTTATGGGAATGCCGGTGGCAATCGCTAACCTGCCAGCCAACATCAACGGCGGTTCATTCGTGGGTTATGTGGAAGGCTGGACGTTCCGTTCGACGCTTTCGGGTCTTTCACTCAGCCTTACCCTCAGCCCGACCGAATTCTGGACGGTCGCGCAGGATTGGGATCAGGTCACGCCTACGCTCACATGGGCGGCGGTAGATGCTACACTTACATGGCAAAACGCGACAGGAGTTATTAGCTAATGGCAACGACGTCAATCTTGGGAATCAACATCCCCGACAACACGGATCTCGTCAAAGACGGTGCTTTGGCTATCCGAACCCTCGGTAACGGCGTCGATGACGCTCTTGCCAAAGTCGCGCTCAACGATCGAACCGCGACCTATACCGCAGTCCTGACCGACAATCGAAACGTCCTGGTTCGCATGAACGTGGCTTCGGCTAACAATTTTCAAATTCCGACTAATGCCAGCGTTGCATTCCCGATCGGCTCGGTGATCAATGTAACGCAATTAGGAGCCGGTCAGACCACTATTCAAGCGGTAACGCCAGCAACGACGACGATTCAATCCACAGGCGCAACGGCAACCGCACCAAAACTCAGGAAACAACATTCGGCGGCTTCTTGTATCAAAGTCGGCACCGATACTTGGTTGGTTGTAGGCGATTTAAGCTAATCATGCTGATTCCGGGTATTTTATCTTCCGCAGCAGCCTTTACTCCTGCGAGTCTTGCGAATTTGAAACTTTGGCTTGACGCATCTGATACATCGACCATCACTACATCGGGGTCGGCAGTAACCCAATGGAACGACAAGTCAGCCAACGCTTACACATTCACGCAAGGCACAGCAGCTTATCGACCAGCAAGCGGAACAAGAACTCAAAATGCTCTGAACGTTCTTGATTTTGGCACTAATGATCTTTTGCTTTCAACGGCAGCAGCGAGCACCTGGAAATTCTTACATGACGGAACTGATCACACAATTCTTATTGCTTTCAAAAACGATATAACCGGAGCGACTCAGTTTATTTTGAGCACCCATGAAGCGGCTTCGGCAAATGTTGGTTTTTACGCTTTGACGGTTGCGGGCAATACGTGGGTGCATGGTGCTACAAGGGGCGTCTCAGGTTCTTTGGTCTGCGATAACGATACAGCCACAACAGTTGGAACAAATTTTACTTATTATGCCATGCTTTCTGATCTCAACAATGGAACCGCAGCTAATCGCTCTGATATACGAATCAAACAGGGCGCAGCAATCAAAAACAACACTTTTACTAACGCAGTTAGCACGGCCGATCCAAAACGTACTTTGGGGATTGGTGATTATATTGATGGCGGTAATCTTTCAATAGACGGCATGATTGGCGAGATTATTATTTACGAGCAGATTTTATCCGCTGCCGATTTACTAACTGTTCAACAATATCTTTCATCAAAGTGGGGTGTCTGATGGCTAAGTTTTACGAATGGGAAAGCCAAGAAGCATTCGATTTATGGCATGAAGAAATTATGGCAAGCAAAGGCATACCGGATGAAATTACTTTTGCTTACACTTTATCGCAGCAAGTCGGGATCAAAGTGATTGCTACTGTTGAAGATGAGGACGCACAAGATTTGATTGAGACCGAATTGAGACCACCTTTGCCGGATGACGCTATTGGTTATGAATAAACCCTGGCTATGCCATGCAGGAAGGCAGATGCGTGAACAAATTGACGATAGTTTTCCTGAGCGCGACCGTCGTAGTGACGGTTGGGTGGCTGATGCTCGCCATGATTCGAAGTCTGATCACGCTCCTCGAAAAAACGGAGTCGTTAGAGCTATAGACATCGATGCGAACCTGGACGATACGAATACGTCAATGTATCTCGCAGATCAGATCCGGCGTCATGCTCGCAAAGATAAGCGCATCAAATACGTCATCCACGCTGGTAAAATTGCTTCGGGTATCGGGTTATGGAAATGGCGACCGTATAAGGGTGTGAACCCTCATCACTCCCATATCCATGTCTCATTCAGCAAGAAAGGCGACCGAGATGCGTCGTTTTTCGACATTCCGTTGATTGGATAACCGTGAGCGATTACATGAAGCATCCGATTTTTCTTGCCGCAGGTGCGTTCCTTGCAGCCTGGGCAGCAACCAACTTCGAGCTCGACTACCGAGCGATCCTTTGGGCGGTCGTTTCCGGTGTCTTTGGATACGCGAAGCCATATAAGAAGTGAGCCCGGAAGAATGGGTCGCTCTCATAGCTGGTCTGATTGCGATCCTGAGTGCGTTCGTAGCTGCATTGAGATGGACGGTTCGACAGTTCGTCCTCGAAATCGGCTCTCAACTATTTCAACGGATGGATCGCATCGAAGCTGAGATCGGCGTGTTGACCGAACGTCAGTCAGACATCTATGCGACCATTATGACCGAAAGGGGTTCGCATGGCTCAAAGAAAGACAAAGGCGCAAAAGCTCGCAAGCCTGCGCGCAAAAGAACGAGCCGCTAAGCGAACCAAACCAATCACCGCCCTCGATCTTTGGGCGATCAAAATCCACGAAGCCACCGAGTCGATGAGACGCGCTGGTTGGGAGGATGCGTTGATCACTTCTTACGTTTTGGAGCAATCCTTACCTGATTGGGTAATCGCCGCTCCCGAGCGTCCGATTGAGGACGATGACGACGAGGAAGAAGAAGATTATTAGGCGAACCGTTGTAATCAGCGATCTCCAAGTTCCTTATCATGACTCAAAAGCCGTCCGAAACGTCTCAGCCTTTATCAAGCGGTGGAAACCCGACCGAGTCGCCACCGTCGGCGATGAAATTGACCTCCCTCAGCTCTCCCGATGGGAACGTGGCTTGGCAGGGGAATTCGCTGGCACACTCGATCGCGACCGCCGGATTACTCAGGAGGTTCTTTTCGACCTTCGAGTGACCGATATGGTGCGCTCGAATCACACCGACCGGCTCTATAACTCGATCAAAACCAGGCTTCCAGCCTTAGCAGCCTTGCCCGAATTGCAGTTCGAAAATTGGCTTGGGCTTCCCGAGCTAGGCATCAAATTCCACCGCGACCCTATGCCCATCGCTAAGGGTTGGATCGTGCTTCACGGCGATGAGGGTCAGGTATCCCAGAAGGGTGGTCAAACAGCCTTAGGATTGGCTCTAAGGCATGGAAAATCGGTGGTCTGCGGTCATACCCATAGGGCAGGGCTTTCGGGGCTTACAATGGCTTCTGGAGGCGTTTTAGGGGGTATTCTCTGGGGCTTCGAAGTCGGAAACCTGATGAATTTCAAGGACGCCAAATACCTCAAAGGTGGAGCCGGTAATTGGCAGCAGGGCTTTGGGCTGATTTACGAGTCCAAAGGCAAGGTCACGCCGGTATTCGTGCCGATCGAGAAGGACGGCTCATTCATGGTCGAGGGTAAGGTCTATGGTTGATCCCTGGGTGGACATTCACCGCACGATTGACGACCATATTGACGACTTCGATGCGGCGACTGATTTCGTTATGAAATCGTTATCAACGACACGCCGATAGCCGGTTGCCGATTGGCTGGACAAGCGTAGATTTCACCTTGCCGGACAAACCACCGGCAGAATCGGGAAATCATGAAGTCAGCTCAGGAAATCAGAGCGATGGCAATTGCCATTCGCCAGAAGTATCCGACACTTACGAATTCAAACGACATCATTCGGCAAGCCATAGCGGACAACATCCTTAGCGCAAATAACAAGAACGAGAATTTGGCTGTCTGGGGTCGCGTCGTTAGCATCCTGAATCGTGAGGCGTTGCTATGACCGCAATCGGTTTCGACCCATTAGCCATTTATTACATCATCGCACTTATAGCCATCCCGGTCTTGGGATTGCTCTACACCGCACTCACCGAAAACTTCTATTGGAAAGGATTTAGGGATGGAAAACGACTCGCCGAAAACAATCGCAGCGCGGGAAATACTAAGAGAATCTGATGCAATCCGAAGCGATCGAGGTGCGGTCTATGGTCACCCGTGGACTAACCATTTACGAATTTCGAAGCTTTGGTCGGCATATTTGGATATTCCGATTACGCCAGATCAGGTCGCGGTATGTATGGCATTACTCAAAATTTCACGACTTGCTGAAACGCCAGGTCATCGAGGACGTGACGGATACGTGGACGGTTGTGCCTATCTCGCACTTGCTGCCGAACTATCAACCACCGACCCAACTGAGTTCGATGCCTATTAGAGCCAACCACGATTCTAAAATCTGGTGCGACATTTGCAAAATACGCTATGGGAAGGTCGGTGCGGAATGGCACACTCGGGCAATGACGCCAGCACGCTGGATCGTCATCAGCGAGACTAAGGAGCGACGTGGACGAACTAAGGCATATTGCCAGCCATGCGCCAATGAATGCCAGGTCGATGGACAGGGCAAAGTCTGGACGTTTCGCGAGCAATTGGACTACGCGCTAGGAAGGGAAGAATTGAATGGCATGGAACCTGAACGACTATGAACCGGTGGAAGATCGACTTCGGGCTTGGTGGGAAGGGCATCCGTTGGGTCGCATTGAAACTGAGTTGGTTACATACGAAGGAAATCGCTTTATCGTCTGCGCTTACCTTTATCGAGACGATGAGGATTCGGTTCCCTATGCGAACGGTATGGCAGAGGAAACTATTACTGATCGAGGCGTCAATTCTACTTCGGCTTTGGAAAACGCAGAAACGTCGGCTATTGGGCGCGCTCTCGCTAATGCTGGATACGCTGCAAAAGGAAAACGACCAAGCCGAGAGGAAATGACGAAGGTAGTCCGTGGGGATTCACCGGTAGTCAAACATCCATTCAAGCCAAAGGACGAAGTCAAAGAGGTTCCAAACGAACCCGAAACCGTCGTCTGGGATGACGTCGAAACGAAGGCGTTTGAAGATACCGGCACATTCATCGCGGATCTCCAGGCGCAGCTAGGCGCATCGATCGAAGGCTTCAAATGCGCTCATGGCGACATGTTACGCAAAGAAGGAACCTCAAAGGCTGGTAAGCCTTATTGCGGATATGTTTGCGGATCACCACGCAAGGCCGAGCAATGCGAACCTAAGTGGGCCAAGATGGTAGGCGGCAAATGGGTCTTTGAAGGTCGAGCTAATGACTAGCATTGACCGAACCGGAGAACCGAACACGAGACCGGTCAAATGCGATTGGTGCGGTATTGATCTCGTAAGCTATTCAGGTTTCAGGGTGCAAATGCATGAGGAAGATCCATTCGACTATAACTGGGCGTGCGTAGTCCATTACGAATCGGCATGGTAATGAGTAGGAGGCAACGTGGTCGAGAGTCTGAAAAGGTGGTGGCTGATTACCTCGTTAGGCAGGGTTTCCACACCGCTCATGTTACGTCTATGGCGGCTAGTGGCTCTGATGTCTTGGGGATTCCTAACCTGGATATTGAGGTCAAAGCTAGAGCCGGACTACCAATTAGCGAAACTATGGCTCAGCTCAAAAGAAGGCGCAAAACGACCGGATTAGGCGTTGGCGTTCTTCGAATGAATGGGCAGGGTGAAAAGGTGGTCGGAGATTGGGTCGCCATCCTGACGTTCGATGATCTAATCCACCTATTGAAAGCGGCAGGTTATGGAGCTCGATAAGCGAGTCCAGCGTTGCCTTATGTGTGGGAAATGGGTTTATATGCGCGAGCTTTGCGAGGATTGCTATCCAAAGGACAATTATGAAGTTGCTTAGCCTATGCACCGGCTACGGGGGGCTTGATCTTGCAGTTGAAGAATTCTTCGCCGCGGAATTGATTGGATGCGCCGATATTGATAAGTCAGCCAACCTCGCCATCGAGAAGCATTTTGGCGTGCCTAACTATGGCGACATTCGCAACATTCTAAATTTGGATATTGAGTTCGACATTCTTACGGCTGGTTATCCATGCCAGCCATTTAGCCACGCAGGGCAACGAAAGGGGATCAACGATGAGCGACACATCTGGCCGCATATCGCTGAGATTATTAGCAAGTTTCGACCAGGTATCGTCGTCCTGGAAAATGTCCGAGGACATCTCAGCCTCGGATTTCTGGAAGTTCTCAAAGACCTTACCAAAATCGGGTATGACGCAAGATGGCAGATTGTTCGAGCAAGTGACGTCGGTGCACCGCATCAAAGAGCAAGACTTTTCGTTGTTGCCTACACCAACAGCACGACACGCGAGCAATCACGACGAACCGATCGAGCAATTCGAGGCAAGGGAAGCCAGATCGTCGACGGGTCAGATAGGAAAGAGCCTGGGAGTGGCTTTGAGGCTCTTAGCAACACCCACGCAAAACAGTTATCGACAAACGGGCAAATGTCGAGATTGGGGCGGCGATTTGCGACACGATCTGAGTTGTCTATGCAAGCAAACCCGGATCCGTTGGTCGATGGACGTTTGAACGTTGAATATGTCGAATACATGATGGGTTTGCCTAAGGGATGGGTTACAGACCTACCAATCAGCAGGGCTCAACAATTCAAGCTTTTAGGTAATGGAGTAGTTCCTCAGCAAGCCTTCTACGCATTGGAGCAACTATGGCGACACGCCGTCTGACCTGCGGTTATGTGAATGGGCTTGACGACCGTGATACGCTTAGCCTGCCAGCCGGCGGAGTCGGAGCTCGAGCCGGGGCAGTAGCGACCGGGAGAGCTCTATTTATCACGCTTTTGGCGTTCTTCATCATTCTTCCAATTAGCCTTCCTTCTGCTTATGCTTGGAAAAACCATTCTATGAATTTGAAGCTATATGCTCATAATCAGATAAAGGATTGGTCTGAGTTCGAGTGTTACGTTGAGCTGATACATCGTGAGAGCACTTGGAACTACAAGGCTCGAAACGGTAGTCACTATGGCTTAGGTCAGATGCGGTCAACCTGGTATAGAGATCTCACACCTAGAGCGCAAATACGAGCTCACCTGGATTACTTGGATCACAGATACGAAGGCTCAGCGTGTAAGGCACTTCGGCACTTGATTCGCAAGGGCTGGCATTAGTGGCAAGTCATCTCAAAGGCAACGGATCAACGAGTCAATGGCGAAGGCTTCGTCAGCAGATACTTAGGCGAGACAATCACACGTGCTTTTACTGCGGTGGTGAAGCGACGACCGTTGATCACATAGTGCCGAGATCAAAGCTCATCGATCAGAACGCGGATACGCCGGACAATTTAGTCGCCGCTTGCGCGAAATGTAATTATTCAAAGGGGGGTAGGTTTTTTGATAAGCCACCGACAC